CCGGCCCATCCGGTTTGAAACACAACGTCAGTTGATGCCCACTCAATCTGTATGCCGCTGCTTGCGCTCTTTAGCTGCAACGCACCCGCATAGCCAATGCCTGTGATGCCCTGCCAGTTGTTAGTGATGGCAAGGTTTGCGCCCCAACTAGAGTAGTCCCACGTTGCCGTTCCCCAGATGCCAGGGATTGAACCCGAAAACGACAGCGCAGCCGAGTTGTCGCCAACTTCAAAATCAATGTTCATGCCCACAAAGATGTTGGGTTGCCCATTTGTGAAGATGCTGGGCCGTGCGCGAGTGAAGTACTTTTTGACACCGCGAGAGCCAAAATAGTTGAAGGCCTGCAAGGCGTTGGTCGAGATGTTGGAGGTGTCATCGGTGTAGGTCGATGTCCACGCCTGCGCAACATACCCGTCGCCGCCAAAGTACGGTTCGTCTTTGTAAATCTCCCAACAGTTCGCAGCCCAGCCGGTAAAATTGCACCAACTGGTTGTGATGGTGTTCATCACATACTGCTGCTGCTGGCCCTCTGCGACAGGCACATTGATCCAGACCGCATTGTTCTTTGCGCTATAAACCACCTGCCAGCCAACCGCCGCATGATTGCCACCGTAGGCAGTGGTGGCCGCGGCAATCGCGCCTTGAATCTTGTTCGACAGCGCAACGCGAGGATCAAGCCGCGAGGATTGCAGCGACTGCGCAAGCGGCAACAGACCGTCATAAGTCAGGATCAGCAAGTCACCGGCCCACTTGAGCATCGCGCGAGTGCCAATAGGGCTGCCCAGTTTCCACACGCCCGCCAATGCCCACGTTGCCGCGCTCGAGGGATCAGTCCCGCGATAGACAATTACTTCGCCCTCGCTGGTCATAAACACAAGGTTGTCATCAACGCCAACGCCATAACCTGCGTCGATTGTCCATGTGTCCAAATCCACAAGATGGCCGCCGTACTTGGCAATGCTGCTCAAATCCAGCACCTGCGCAGCGCCGCCCACGCTTGAGGTGGGCAAGTACCACGCACGCAGCGAGTCCTTTTCGATGAACCACACGCGATTCTTGAACAGCGTGATATTCGACAGGCTGGTTGTTGTCACGCCGGTAATGGCAATGGTTGAGACCGCATCCACGCGCAACCATGTGGTGCCGTCAAACAGGATCGGCTTGTCAGCGCCGTTTACCGCATACAAGTAATTGCCACCGGCTGTGGTGACGTTGATTGATTCCCAAATTGCGTTGGTCAGGCCTGTAACTTTGGCCGCACCCACCGCGCCTGCTGTCGTAACGTCATACACGGACAGCGTTGTGGCCGCGATTGCGTACAACTTTTGGGCTGTGCCGGTTGAATACCCCATGAGCGTCTGCACCTGACCGCCGAGGCCAGTCGCGTGTTTGGTGTAGCCACCGCGCATGACAACGCTGGAGACCGTCGAAGTTTTCCAGCACCACGGCATCTGTCGGCTCCATGTTTGCAATGGAGTCTCGCGCATTCCAGCCCCCAATCGGAGCCGGAAGGGAGGCGACATTCGCAGTCGTTTTCTGTACCAGATTGCCCAGCGCCATTACGGTGTACCGTAGCCAGAATCCGGGATGTTGTCGTAGCCGATAAGCACAGTGCCGGGCCGAGGCGCAAACGACAGATTGGCCGCGCTGGTATCCTGAGCAATCGCCGTGTTGAGTTCCTCGATGTAGTTGCGGTACATCGCGGTGGTATCAAAACCCTTTGCCTCAAAGTACTTTAGCTTTGTGCTAAGCACCATTACTCGATCAGGGTAAATGCAGGTGTCGCTGTCAGCGGTAAAACTGTTCTTTACCGTGCCGTCTGCGGCCTCTGCCCAGCCCTTGCTGCGGTACTCGTAGGACAGCAGTTCATTGGTCGATGTGCCAGGCCAGATCTGAAACGTTTTGCCAAGCAACCGCCAGCGAATGCGGGGGCCGGTCGAGATGTAGCCCGACAGCAGCCATTCCCACTGCTGTGCGTCTTCGGGGCCAAGCAACTCCCACCGCTTGCTCTTGTCCCACATCGTGCGCGGGACGATTGCATCGTAGTCGGTCGGCAGGTCGTATTTGACCTTCTGAAAATAGATGGTGGCGTTAGTGCCGCCATCTTGCGTGAAGTCTTGGTTGACGGTGACTTGGTTAGGCCCATCAACGCTGGTGATGTACGTCGCGTTACCAATACCGACACCCTGCACCTGATAGGACGTATCAAGCCCCGCGGTTGACGGGATGCCGGTAATGGTACGCGCCGCGGTCGTATAGTTCCCTGTCGTATTAACGTATTGGGTGTAGAACTGATAGACCTTTGTCAACTCTCTCCAGTCAGCACGCCGCAGCAACTCGTACCCTGTCGCGTTCATCAGCGCCAGAATCTGAACCACATCTTGGTTCGTGTTGCCTGCCACATAGTCAGGCGTCGAAACACCCAACTCATTTGTGACCTGCTGTACAAGTTCAAGCATCGTCGTGCTGGACATGGCTTACTCCTCGACGGTTTCTCTGCGCGGTCGACCCGGGCCGCGCCTCATTGTTTCATCAGACCGTGCGGCCAACAACTGCTGCATCTGCGCCTTGAGTTCTTCCAACTCATTGCGGGTTTTTTCCAACTCAATGCTGCTCTCGCTGCGATTCTTGCGGTCAAGGTACGCCTTGGCACGCTCACGCAAACCAGCCGCGCCCATGCCAATACGCTGCAACTGAGCGTCTGAGGCACGCGACAACTGCTCAACAGTCTGAAATCGCAGAATCTGCAACTCTTCCATCTGGCCGACAGACAGTTCTTCGGGGGCATCTTCGCGCCACTGCTTCAGCGTAGTCCCGATGACGGGGCCATCGTCGTTCTGCATCTGGAAATGCAACCACTGGCGCGGGAACCGAGCCTTGTGGCTGTCGTTCACCGGCTGGTCGTAGATGTTGGTCTTATCGCCTGGCACTTCAATCCGAATAAACGGCTTGCCCTTAAAGTCGCCTTCCTCGCAAATGTAAAAGCGAACATCGAGGTACGAATCTGCGTTGTGGGTGTCACTGTCAAGCATGGTTTTCTATCCTGTGGGGATGGTTACAAATTACAGGTTATTCACCTGAGTCACGGTCAAAATCACAGACGGAATTGCAGGAACAGGGGCCGCAGCCGCAACGGCTGTCAATTTTGTGTTGTTGTCATCTGTTGACCACATCAGCCGAAAGTATTGGCCTGCGGTCAGTGAGACAACATAGTTCCACGCTGCAATGTTTTCAGCCGACGTTCCTTGAATTGCCACCACGCCTGCGCTGTTTGCAACCGTAGTGCCGTCAATATCAAGCCAGATATAAATATGTCCAGTTGAGCCGGATGCCTTGTCTAGCTGCGCCGAAAACTGGATGTTGTACACGCCAGTATTGGCAACAATGATGCGAGATGTGGGCGAGCCTATGCTTACACCGTTTGCGGTCACGGTATTGTTAAACGTCATCGCATACGCCGTGTTGACCAGCGCAACCGATTGAGTCGTATCGTCGTAAAACGACCCGTAATGTAAAATTGGAACCGCAGAATTGTAGCCTTGCAGTTCCTGCCATGAACCGTTGGTCACGGCAAAAAAGATGGCCGAACAGCCGACATTTACCGTCGCAGGGACGCCACCATCAATTGTAGTGGTCGCCTCATACGGATATACGCTCAAGGCGTTTGCGCCGCTGTTGGTGATGTAGATGACTTCACCGGCCTCAGTGGGCGGCAGTTTTGCGCCGCTGCTGGCCGCAACCGTGGTGAAGTTGTTATAGACCTTATTGATCTGATATGCGGTAGAACTCGACGTTCCAGAGGCAGTGAGACCCGTAGAGCCGTCGCCACAAATGGCTACGGTCATCAACTGGGCCGCACCCGCCCCTAGAACGCGAGAGGGGATCGTCATGCGCCGAGCAAGGACACCCAAGTCGTTGCGCTGGTTCCGACAAAGAATCGACGCTTGCCAGCCGCGATTGTTGTCGAGGCCGCACCATCAATAGTTGAGCCAGTCGGCGGGTACACCGTAATGGTGTCTGCGCTATCGTCGTTGGCGACAAAGCACAAAGCACCGGTTTCCGTGGAAGGCAGCTTTACGCCATAAGCGCTTGCTGTTGCAACGGTAACTACGTTGTAAACCGCAGACATCTGCGTAGAAGTGCCAGCGGTGCTGCCAGCGGCAGTGATGCCGGTAGCCACATCGCCAGCAATTGCACCGGCAGCGCCGCCAGACATACCCGAACCCTGTATGCGTGAGATAAATGCCATCGGATTTCTCCTGTTAGAAAGGGCAGAGATTGCTCCCTGCCCTTAATGGGTTAGACCGAGGCCTTACCGAACCACGCCACATCGCCACTTGCCAGCGCCACAGCGGGGCTGGTGTATGCGCCACCAGACGCCGCGACCAAAAAGGTCGTTGCGTTGATGTCGCAGACAGTGGTCGAGGCTGAGATTGAGGCATTGGCCTGCGCAAGCACATAACGCTTGCCGTCAGAGCCAAACACCTGCGTACCCAGAGGGCCAAAGGTCGGAACCGCAGTGCCAGCCGAATTGAGGTTGGTCGGAACAATGTTGTTCAGATCAACGCCAATCAATGGGGTAACTGAATATGCCATATATTACTCCAAGTTTTTAAAAGACTTTGTGACGCCTAATTTTATGCGACTAATAGTTGTTTGGTTGACGTTAAAAAGTTTTGCAATGTGTTGTTGAGAAAACCTTTGAGACAACATCTCTTTAATTTTTTCAACATCTGCCACAATCAATTTAGATCTAGTTCCTCGCCGGCCTTTTACATCCATATCTTTGATGTTTTCGTGTATATCACCCAAAAACAAGTGATCAACATTTACACAAAGACGGTTGTCGCACCGATGCAAAACACACAATCCTTTTGGTATTGATCCATTGACCATCTCAAACGCAAATCTATGTGCGGTTACGGTTTTGGATGGAAGTTGAAACTTGCCATATCCTCCACGCGCTAAACCGGCTTGCCATTCGTGACAGCCTGACTCCATTACCTTGACTTTGGCTACAAACCTTTTTTCCGCATCAACTCGTGGCCTTCCAACTTTCATAACGCCTCCACAATTACGTGGAGGCATTATGTTTGTTCGCATAAAACTATGCAATCACGCAATAAGAACTCCGCAGAACTGCGGGCCTGACGAGGTGAGATTCCCGGCCCAACCAATCAGCTTGACGATCGCGTCCTGGTTGACCGCCTGACGCTCGCCGCCAATCGGCACAAAGTTGCGATCCTTGTGCGGACGGAACATCAGGTACTTGGTGTTGAGGAACCACATATGGTTCGCGTTGCCCGAGCCACTGTTGTAGGTCGAGGAACCGATACCACCGTCCAGCACCACATCCGAGGCCATGCCAGCGCCGAAATACTTCAGCGAGGCAAAGCCAGCGCCAGCCATGCCCGAGCCTTCGCTCGAAATGCGCTGGATGCTCTGGAGGCTCTGCAAGTACAGGCGATAGTAGTTGCTGTCAGCCACGATCAAATCGGGCTTGTCAGTGCCACGGATCAACTGCACCGCAATCGCGTCCATGTACTGCTGGATGTTAGCAGCCGACACCGCAGCGCCACCGTTGGTGACACCCGAGTAGGCAACCGAACGCCAGAACGACCACGTTGCGCGGTTGATGCCGCCATAAGTACCCGAGGAAGGCGAATCCGGCACAGCAGCCGCAAGGCCAGTCAGGTTCTTACCAGCATTGCCCGTGCCGTCGCCGTACAGGTCACCGCTGATGCGGTTCGCCAACTGGGCTTCAGCAACCATCATGCGGCCATCGAGCAGGTCGATGATCGCTTCCTTGCCCGAGTTCTGGATCATTTCCAGACCCGAGATGGACACGGCAGCAGCGTACTGCGTGATCGAAAACTGAGCCGCCGAGATGGGGCTGTTCTGCGACACGTTCAGCACTTCGTAGCCCGAATAGCTGTTGGTGTTGTTGGTGGTCGAATCGTTGTACGCGATTTCCTGCAAAATCACGTTACCGCCCGAGAACGTCTTGACGTTCCCGCGCTCCTTCAGCCGACGCAACAACGCATTGTTGTTGGTCACGTTGTCAGCGAGTTCACCAGTGCGGCTCTGAATGTTGGTCGCAATGATGTCGCTGATCGAGGAATTGGCAAATGCCATTTGATTACTCCTGTTTCAGTT